GCCATTGATCAATCTCCTTACAAGCCAGTGGCGTTGAGGTACTGGTGATTGGAGGCTGACCCACTCGACGCTGCGTTAAACTTCACAATAACGTCGGGGAAGGCATCACTTGCAGTTGTTCCGTCTGGCGCAAGGCTCATCGGACCATCTACAAAGTCAAGAATGCGAAGCGGAAGCGTGTTCGTGGTAGCTGGTGTTGAAGCATCCAATGCGTTCTTGGACTTTCCAATTGAGGTGCTACCAGCAGTCTGAACAACAGCCGCATTCAGTCCGCGATCTGTGGTGTTCAGTGCCTCATCACCCTGCATCTGAAATACAACAAACGGGTCGTCAATAACGTAAGCCATCGCATCAGAAGCGACCGTAGACGCAGGCCACTGCGTATTAAAG